TACGATTGAGATTATGTGAGGTATGTTATGAGTAACGAATACTTAACACTTTTTAAGGAGTTAGCTCACGCAGTTGAACTCCTTGCAGAACAGGTCATGGAATATGACCATGAACACAATGATGAAGGCGGCGAAAAGACAGCGCAAATTATGCGTGATGATTTTGCTGCACTAGCCAGCAAATTTGATTCAGAAAATCCAGCATTTGAGCGTAATGACTTTATTAAGTTGCTCACTGGCGTATATATCATTGTAAACAATCTTCAGGACAAGATTACAAATATTCGTAAAACAATTGACGGCTATAATACAAATGTTGGCGCTAAATTACAGCGCATTATGAATGAAACTACAAGTGATGAAGAAGCCGCACAATTAGCGAACGAATTATTCAATATTCAACAAAACTAAATATTTGACAAAGATATAAATCTTTGATATAATATATACATAAAGAGGAAGAGGAAAAAGGAAACCCTTACCGCTTTACAAAAATAAAAAATAAAAACAAAGGAGACTGATAACTATGACAGTAAATTCTGAACTCGTACTAAACTTTCTAAAGAAGAACTATGGTAAGGAATATAGCAAGGCCCAGATCGCCGAGGAACTTGGCATCTCCATTAGCGCCGTAACTGGCACTATGAATGCTCTTGTTAAGAATGGTCTTGCCGAGAACACCCGTGAGGAGACCGTTGAGGTAACTCCTGCGACCGAGACCCGCAAGGCTGTAACCAAGGTTGTGAAGTATCACACCCTAACCGAAGCCGGTCTAGCCTACGACCCTGTTGCTGCTGAAGCTGCAAAGGTTGCTGCGAAGGAAGCCGCAAAGGCTGAGCGCGCTGCTGCTCGTGCCGCTGCTAAGGCCGCAAAGGAAGCCGCTGAGTAATTGTCAATAATAAGCGGCGGTTCTAACCTTGGAACCGCCGTTTTAAAATCTTGACATTTCAAAAAAATTATTATATAATAAAGTTACAAAAAGAAAAATCACAAGTAAAGGAGATAAAAAATATGAAGGATATTAATGTACAGGCAACTAACAAGATTAACATTATTGGCAAACTAATGGATGTATCCCTCGGTAGTGGTACTCTAAGTGATGGACGCAAGTATGAGCGTGCGACTCTCACCGTTCGTGTAAAGCAGACATTTGGTGGGCGTGAGGAAGTAAGTGAAGTTCCCGTAAGTATGTTCGCGGCACAGTACACCAAGAACAACAAGTCTAATCCCGGTTATGAGCAGATTCAGAATCTCAAGACTATGAAGACTGTTCAGAATGTTGGTATGGATCAGGCAGATACCGTTCGTATTAGCGGTGCGCAGATTCGTGAGAACAATTTCGTTTCTAAGAGCGGCCAGCTTATCAATGGTTGGCAGATTAGCACCTCCTTCATCGGAACTACTAGTGCCGCGGATGCCGCAACCTTCACTGAAGAGCTCTTCATTATGGATATGCACGATGAAATGGACCGTGAAGGTGACCCAACTGGTCGTCTTGTCATCAAGGGTGGTATTGTCCAGTATGGCGGCAAGCTAGATGTTCTTGAGTTCATCGTAGAGCAGCCTGAAGCGGTTGAGTTTATTAGCCGAAATTGGAATGTAAACGACACAATCACAACTGTTGGCCGCATCAGGGTCACTTCTCAGGAAGAGAAGTCTAGCGGCAGCTCTAGCTCTTGGGGTGAGGACATCCCAGAGACTACAACTCGTTTCGTTCGTGAACTTATCATCACTAAGGGTGACGATGAGGGGCACGAGGAAGAGTTTGCGTATGACCCTGCTGACATCAAGAAGGCGTTTAATGTACGCAAGGCACTTATTGAGCAGATGCAGGTTGAAGCAACTCAGCCAAAGCCTGCGGCTCAGGCATCCACTGCTTCTAAGTATAGTTGGGAGTAATCCCAATTATACTTTCACAGGAGTGTGATGATTATGGATTTAGATATTTTTTCTCTTGAACCATCAAAGATTTCCCGTGATTTAAAGGGAAAGTACATATTGATTTACGGTCAGCCTAAGACCGGTAAGTCCACATTTGGCAGCCAGTTGCCGCGTGGTCTGTTTCTAAACTTTGAACAGGGCACTAACGCACTAGCTGGTATTCGTAGTGTTCCAATTCTGCGTTGGTCTGATTTTAAGAAGGTTTTGTCACAGCTGCGTAAGCCGCAGGCTCGTGAAATGTATGATACAATCGTAGTTGATACAGCATCTATTGCATGGCAGCTATGTGAAAAGTATGTATGCCAGCGTGAAGGCGTAGATAGCATTCGTGATATTCCTTGGGGACAGGGATGGGGAATGCTTCGTAATGAGTTTAGTGAGTGCTGGCGTGAAATTACATTGCTTGGATTTGGTATTCTATTCATCGCTCACAGTAAGGATAAGCCTACTGAAATGAGGGATGAGGAGGGTAATGCAATTACTGCAGTTGCTCCTGACCTACCAAATCAGTGCTACACCATTATCAATTCAATTGTTGATATTATTGGCTATCTATCTGTACAGATGAACGCTGATGGTACTACCGAGCGTTATCTATACACTCGTTCAACGCCGACGGTCTTTGCGGGTAGCCGTTATCAGTATCTTGCGCCAAAAATTAAGTTTGGCTATCAGGAGCTGGTTGATGCCATTGGTACTGCAATTGATACTGCAGTAGAACGCGATGGAGCGCAGGTAACAGATCATACAGAGTTTGCGCAGATTAAGGATCGTCCGTTCTCAGAGGTTATGGACGAAGCAAAGGCTATTTGGATGAAGTATCTTAATAGCGCCACGACTGATGAAGAAAAGGATCAGCGTCTAAACATTATGCGCGATATTATCAAGAAGGTATTCGGCACAGAGGATTTCAAATTAAGTTCTGCGGTACCGTCACAGGCTGACTTGATTGAACTATTCATCGACGAGATGAAGGAATTACTATAATGAAAGGCCCAATCCAGGGCCTTTTTATTTGACTTTTTTTCAATTTTGTGATATAATAATTATAGAATGATATAAGGAGAGATTCATATGGCAAGAGCAACAAAAATGTGTCATACATGTAAGCAGACTTTTAGAGCAGAAGAAATAGTTAGTTATGCTTCTCCCAAATCTAATACATTTTATAATTATTGTCCGAAATGTTTGGAGGAAAAGCAGGCTAAAGATAGATTTGTTGCAAAAGTCTGTGGTATTTTTGGCTTAAAGGCGCCGGGTCCTCGTATTTGGACAGAAAGGAAAAGATTAATTGATACATATGGATATACAGATGATACAATTGTAGATTGTTTGGATTATATTTATAATGTCGAACATAAAAAGAAGTTATCTGAATCTTTATGTTTAGTTAATCCGCCAATGGTTGAAAAGATGAAAAAGTACAAGAGTAAGGAAGAATATAATGCACAGAAATTAATTGATGCAATGAAAACGAAAATTCAAACTTATGTAGTGCCAATAAGAGAAAATGATGAAAAGAAAAACGCTATTAATCTTGATGATTGGTTAGAAGATTAAGGCGGTGGTGGGATGACACTTTCAAATATTAATACTTATAAGCAGGTTATAGGTTGTTTGATGGTTCAGCCATCCTTATTATTGGAATATAATGATATTCACCCACAAGATTTTGATTTGAAGTGCGCGAGATATATATTTGGGACAATATTAACTTTGTATCAGGCTGGCGCAACGGAATTAAGTCCGCAAGAAGTTGATGTGACATTATCTCAACATCCGGGAAGTTATATAACATATCAACAAGAACATGGGCTAGATTTCTTAAAAGAAAGTTATCAGTTCGCGACTCCCGCGAATATGAAGGTATATTATAATGATTTAAAAAAGTATTCATTATTGCGGAGATTGTATAAAGAGAAATATGATATTAGTGAATATTATTTAGATGATAAGGATATTAAAGATCCAGCACAGGAAATAGCAATTAGAGAAAGATTTGAAAATGCATCGTTAGAAGATATTTTAAATTCTGTTGAAGGCAAATATAATGCAATTAGAAATGATTATCTTAATGGTGGGCACTTAAAAGGAGATCCGGCAGAAGGCATTGAAGATTTAATTGAAGAATTAAAAACATCTCCAAGTATTGGTCCCAGTTTGGAGGGGACAATTTTTAGTACTGTTTGCCGTGGGGCACGAAAAGGATGTTTTTATTTGAAGTCAAGTTCAAGCGGTTCAGGTAAGACAAGAACATCAATCTTTGATGCGTGTCATATTACGTTTCCTGTTAGATGGAATTATGAGAAAGAGTGCTTTGTTGAAGAAGTAACAGCGGATGGCGAATTTAGACAACCAAGAAAGACATTATTCATCGTAACAGAGATGGATAAGGAAGAGTTACAGACAATTATGTTGGCATATTTGTCTGGTGTAAATGAAGACCATATTCTTACAGGTAATTATGATTACAGAGAATATGAAAGAGTAATGTATGCGGCGAAAATAATGGAAAAATATCGTGGATATTTTATGATTGAAGAAATTAGTGAGCCGAACCTAATAAATGTTCAGGCAACAATTAAAAAGTATGCGACATTGGAACACATTAAATATTGTTTCTTCGATTATATTCACTCAACCGCAAGTATGATTAGTCAGTT